TCCTTCCTGTGTTGGTTGCTCCCAGGGTACCTGGGTAGTGGGGGACCTGTCAAGCCCAGGGGGACCGGTCGCGGCCTTGGGTGACGCCCTCGGGGCGCGTGGCGGCGTTGTCGATGGTTTCGGGGTCCCAGGCGAGTGGGCTGGGAGCCCCGGCGCGTATGGCTTCGCGGTGCATTGCTTTGGCGAGTGGCATGGGCGGCTCGGGGCGCATGTGTGTGATGTCCCAGAGGGCGGCGATCTGGGTGCGGGTGGCGGCGGGGAGGGTTTCTCCTCGGAGGCCGGCGATGATGTCGTCCCGATCGAGGCCGCCGGCTGCGGCGAGGGCGTCGGGGCTGTATCCGATCCATTGGAGGCTGCGGAGACGGCGCCAGGTGCCGATGGGTGTGGGGGTCCGCTCAGTCATTGTCGGTTCCCTGCGCGGCGAGGAGGGCGGCGAGACAGGCGGCGACGCTGTCGGGGTCGTCGGGGTCTGCGCCCATGTCCTGGGCGGCCTGCCAGACGTCGGCGGGGGAGCCGCCGTACTGCTTGACGTGGGCGGCGAGGAGCGCCCTGGACCGGTCTCTTGCTTTGTCCAGGGCGAGGTCGGCCTGGGCGGAGGCGGCGTCTGCTGCCGAGGCGTGACGGGCGGCGGCAGACGCCTCAGCGTCCGCGGCGTCGGTGCCACCCTCCGTGGGTTCGAGCTCGTCGGGGCTGTAGACGGTACCTGCGAGGGCGTCGCTGGCTCCCTGCCGGCAGACCTCGGTGACGGCTCGGCTGCGGAGCATCTGGGCTGGGTACTGAGTCCAGGGGCCACGCTGTCCCCAGAGGCCGGCCTGGCGTGCTTTCGCCTCGTCCCATGTGGCGGAGAACTCGTAGTCGGGGTCGTCCTGTCTGATGAGTGTGGCGGTGACGGACAGGCCGTGCTCGCGGATGCGGAGCTTGTGGCCAGCCCTGCGGACGACGGCGGCCATGATGTCGGCGCTCATGGTCATACGGCCGCGCATGACGACCATGGTCTGTATGACCTGGGGAAAGGGAATGCCGAGGGCGTCGGCGAGGTCCATGGCCCAGAGGACGTTGGCGGGCTGGTTGCGGTACCCGTCGGGGATGAGAGAGGACTGGGCGACTGCCTGGGCGTGCTGGAGGCGGTCCATGGTTGGGGGTTCCTTCCTGTTGGTGCTGGACCCAGGGTACCTGGGTAGTGGGGGACCTGTCAAGCGGCGGGGGGTGAGCAGTTCTCGCCGGGCGGGTGTGCGATTCTCGCCGAGCGAGATGCGCAGTTCTTGCCGACACAAGAAACTAAAGAGAAGACACTTAAAGAATCTCCCCCCTACCCCCCGCGGCCTGCACGTGGCGGCGTGTCGCAGACCACGGCCGACCGTGTTGAGTTTTGAGACTCCCCCGTGCTATGCTCGCAGTGCGACGTCGGGCTTGGACCCCCGACGGAATGCCTCCGGTCCGGGTCTTCGCTTCCTTCTACCGGGCCGGAGGCGCGCAGTCCATCAGACGGAAGCCCAGCCAAGAAAGGTGAGCCGTGACCTCCTACAACCTCCTCCCCGTCGGCGCCCTCTCCATCCCCGAACTGCGGCGCGACAACGTCCAGCTCAGCCGCTCAGATCTCGATGTTCTCCGGGCTCTCGTGACGTTCTGGAACTGCCCCGACATTCGCCCCACCCAGCTCACTCTTGCGAACCGGGCTGGCGTGTCCAGGCGGACTGTCGTGGATGCTGTCCACCATCTCAAGGACGCCGGTGCGGTCCGGATCGTGGAGGGCGCCGCAGGTGGAGCCTGCTACTACGCCCTGAACCTCTCCGCTGTCCTCACCGACGAGGGCCTCGCCTGCGCTGGTATCCCCTCCGGCTGGTATGCGGGATTCAAGCGGACGCTCCCCCGCGCTGAGGACATCCCGGCCGATGACCCCAAGCCCTTGGTCCCCGTCCCCAGCCGAGTCACTGAGGATGTCATCGCCGAGCAGTCCGCGAAGCGCATCGCCAAGCAGAAGGCCGAAGCTGCCGAGGAGCAGGCAGAGAAGGCCAAGCTCTCTGAGTTCAACGCCGCCTACCCGCGCGGTGCCGCCCTCCCCGGCCAGTGGGCCGAGGCCCGCCGACACGCTAAGGCCGACGCCCTCATCCGCGGCGCGAAGGTCTACGCCGCCCAGTGCAAGCGCAGGAACACGCAGGAGCGGTACATCACCCTAGCCCGCAACTGGCTGAAGAACCGCGCCTGGGAGGAGCTCCTCCCCAACGGCGGCGAGGTGGAACTCACCGGCCGCGCCCTCCGTGATCTCCCCGGCGATGCCCAGGTAGCCATGTCCCGGGCTGAGAGAGCCGCCGAGGACGCCTGGGACGAGGAAAACAGGGAAGTCCTGTACTCGGGTGGCCTGACCGGCGCCATGTCCGTAGAGAGGGCTCAGCGGGCCCGCGACGCCCGCCGGAAGGCGGCTGCGGACTGGGTCGCCGCGACCGGCTACGACGTCGCCCTCCACCTCAACTGACTCGAGCGACACGCCAGGAAGGAGCCCCCCCCAATGTCCTCCACCGCCCACGCCCTCATCGGGTCCGTCCTCGCAGGGGCGCAGGAAACCGCTGACACGGCCCTCGTTGCCCCCGCCATGCTGCCCCCCGGCTGCGACCGCCTGTGGTCCCTCATTCGGGACGCGTGGGCCGAGGGTAGACAGCCCACCGCCGAGACCCTGAGAGCTGCCGTCCCGCAGCAGGCGCCTCTTATCCTGGACTGCCTTCATGCCTCGGTAAACCCAGCCGAGGCTGACTACCTCGCCGCACGCATCCTCGAGCGGTACGACAGGGAGGCTCTCCGCGGGCACCTGACCCGCATGCAGCAACTCCTCGACGGCGACGCCTCCGCCGAAGAAGTAGCCGCCATGTGCGCCGAGCCACCCAACCGGACGCAGGAGCCGCGGACGGTCCGCGTCGGCGACGCGCTCCGCTCCTGGTGGGAGGACGACAGCGACCAGGGCGTGGGTACGCCCTGGTACTCGTACAACGAGATCGCCGGAACGCTGCGCGCCGGGGGCCTGCATATTGTCGGCGCCCGTCCGGCCGTCGGGAAGACCTTGTACGCGCTCATGCTCGCCCGCGGTGCCGCCTGCGCCGGTGTGCCCGTCCGGTACGTGTCCCTGGAAATGACCGCCCGGGAGCTCGCCCCCCGGCTCATCGCGCAGTCTGGGCGGCTGCCCTTGGACGCCATCGCCAGAAGGCAGGCGGCCGACGAGCACGTGCGCCCACTCCTCAACGACACAATCCGCGGTCTCCGAGGCTTGCCCCTCGTGATCGCGGACGAGGCCTCGCAGACGGTGGAGAAGATCGCCGCGGGCGCCAGGGCGGCCCACCATCGCGGGGAGTGCGGCCTCCTGGTCATCGACCACATGCAGCTGATTGAGGCGTCCGACAGGCGCCAGGGGCTGCGCGAGGCGGTGACCGCCCAGTCGCGGGCTCTGAAAGGCTTGGCGATGCAGCTGAACATTCCCGTGGTTGTCCTGTCGCAGCTGTCCCGCGCCCTGGAGGGGGAGGAGCGGCCGCCTCGTATGTCGGACCTGCGGGAGTCGGGGTCCCTGGAGCAGGACGCTGACACGGTGACACTCCTGTCCATGCCGACCGTGGGCGGTGAGGTTGACCGCCGCAGGTTGTTGGTGGAGCTGGCGAAGAACAGGGCGGGGAAGACGGGGACGACGACGTTGGCTCGCGTCCCGGAGATGGCTCTGCTCGAGGAGCTGGCCTGAGAGCCCCTCTCTGCCCTCTTCCCGGCCCTAGCGTCCCCCGCCCGGTACTCAGGTGGGGGGGCGCTAGGTTCGTCCCCGCATGCGGGCTCTCGGCGCTTCGCGGCTCGAGCTGCCCCCGGCCTGTGCGCCGCGGCCCTAAGAGCGGGGCCTCGCCCCTTACTCCCCGTAGATATCTCTAGGTAGTGGGTAGTAGGGGGCTGTGGATATGTGGAAAACCTGGGGCGCCGGCGGAATGCTGCGAGTTCTGCTTCCACAAGCGGCTGTGGATAACTTGGTTGCACATGTGGACTGCGGCTTGGGCGCCTAGGTTGTCCACAGCGAATCCACCGGCGAGGCCCCGGTTGTCCACCGCCTACCCACAGGTAACCCACATGGCGTACGCCACACGGAAGCGGCTTGCGTCCCCATAGCACGGCCCTCTACAATGAAGCCAACAAGTCCACAGGGCAACAGCCCAACCAAGGAAGGAACCCCCAACCATGAACATCACCAAGACCACCGAGCCCCGCCCCTTCGGATACGCCGACAGCAGCGCCACCACCACCGACTACCACGGCGTCCCCACCACCACCTACACCGCCACCGCCGACACCGGCGAGGAAGTCGCCACCATCAAGGTCCTCGACCCCAATGGCGTCATCATCGACGCCACCTACCTCGGCAGCCGCCTCCCCGGCTACGGGTACGGCCTCATCAAGCTCGTCCAGGCCGTCGCCCAGGGCCGCGACCTCGCCATCGGCGAACCCGACAGCGACCAGGCCCCCCTCCTCAACCTGGTCGCAGGCAACAAGCAGCTCGAGGACTCCGTGGACCTCCTGACCGACGACGGCATGGACGCCGAGATCGCCGCCACCCTCGCCCCCTACAAGGCCGCCTGACCTGCGACCCCATCTCCCCGGGGTGTTGCGGCGCCCCGGGGAGAGGAAGGAGAACCCCAATGACCGACACCGTCACTCACGCCAGCGGCGACTACACCCTCACCCTCAGCGGAGAGGCCACGACGGTCGCGGCCCGCACCTACCACCTCAGCCGCGTCACCCGCACCGAGGACAGTCTCGCCCACCTCACGGTCGCCCCCGGCCAGTGGCTCGTAGACGCAGGGCAACTGCCCGCCCACGACACACCGAGCAACACCCTGATCGCACTCGTCCAGCACGTCCACGCACTCCACGGGCAGCTCCGGGTCGCCGACAGCAACACCAACCCCCTCCTCGCCAGGCTCGCCCGGCCAGCCGACAGCGGACCCGAGGCTGCCGTCAGGTACGGCAGCGCGGCCGACCAGGCGACCGACGCACACCACAACCGCATCCGCTGAAAGGAACCCCTCATGCCCCACCCCACCTACACCGCCCACGCCGCCGAGGCCGTCGGAGTCGGCCAGATCGTCCACCACGAGAACGAAGACTGGATCGTCACCCGCAGCGAGCAGACGCCCGCCCGACCCGACCTGTGGACACTCACCCTCCGCGGCCCCGCCGCCACCAACCGCAGCGGCGCCTACATCACCAAGAACCGCCGCCACCACGTCATCGTCCGGACCATCTGAAATGGGCGCTCTACCGATCATCGACATGTTCTCCGGCACCGGCGACGTCTCCTACGGGCCCCCGGAAAGCCGAGACCTGGACATCGGCCAGCGCCGCACCCGCAGGCATGCACTGAGCACCATCCACTCGTCCATACCGATTGCTAGAACCGACTGAAAGGAACCAGCGTGATCACCATCGCGGACCTCAAAGACCACCTGGCGCAGTTCGATGACGACGCAATGGTCGTCCTCCGCGCTGACACGAAACGCGAACTCTACGACGACTCCGCTCTCATCGACGTGCGGGAGCGCCTTGACTTCGAGCCCGTGTCGCTCGCAGTCGCCGACGATGTTGACTACTGGGAGCCCGATAACGGCGACCCCGACCGCATCCGCATGAAGGCCCTCGCCTGGAAATCAGCCTGAAAGGAACCCTCTGACATGCGACACGCAGCACCCCGCAGGCGCGGGAAGATCCTGGTCCGCCTCCTCGCAGCCGCCATCGTCTACGGCGTCAGCCTCCTCCTCGTCACCGGAATCACCATCGTCGGCACTCTAGGAGTGTGGGCCCTATGGGGAATCCTCGGAGTCCGGTAACCCCGCCCCAGGAGCCCCCTGCCGTGTCAGTCGGTGGGGGGCTCCTCTGCGCCCGGCGGTCCTGGAGGCTGCGGCGGAGCCGGATGATCGGCCGCCTCCGGAAGGCGGCGCAGCAGCCCAGTCCCCCACGCGAGCAGCGCCTCCGCATACTCCTCCAGGCGGAACACAAGCAGCCTCAACCGGTGCGCCTCCTCCTCTGCAACCGCCCGCTCCTCGAGCAGCTCCTCCCGGTCCGTCTCCAGAACGTCCACACGCTCCGTCAGGTGCCTGACCGCCGCCTCCAACGCGTCCACACGGCGGTCGGCGGTCCGCTCCGCACGGGTGAACATCCACGCCACCCAGCCTGCAACCGTCAGCCCGACTGCCCCCCACGCCTCAACCGGGATGGGGGGCACATCAATCTCACCCACAACGACTCCTATCAGATCCGGGTCCATGATAGGCGTTCGCGGGTCAGCCCTGGACGGTCGTGATCGTCGGGAAGATGTAGTTCCCGGCCGCCTTCACGTGAGCCGTCAGCGTGCCGTTCGGCCACAGCGACACGGTGGACCCGTTCTCCGCGTACGCCCCGGTCACCAGTGGGGCGTGGGTCATGTTCACCCGCCCCTGGTTCTTGATCGCCTGCGGGAAGTCGAAGACACGCACCTCCCCCGGACTCGCCGCGTTCCACACGGACCACTCGTCCTGGCGTCGGACAGACAGGAACGGCCCGTACTTCCGGTACTCGAAGCCGCCACCAGCGGCCTGCCACCCGGTGTCGGGCACAGACGGGGCAGGCGCGCCGCCACCGCCGCCGCCGCCCGCCGTCTTCCCGGTGACTGACTGCACGACAGCGCCCCACTGGGAAGCGCTCAAAGACGCGCCGGGGAGGGCCCCGACGGCCACGATCCCGGTCGCACGCAGCCCGCCGGCGGCGTCCCCGAGCCGCGCAGACGCGACCCCGTCGCACACGGGGATACCGCCCTGCGCCTGGATGATGTCGGCGCACGCCGCCACCACGACCTGGGACAGCTGCTCCTGGTAGGAGAGGGCGACCATGTCGATCCACTCGGCGGAGGCGAGCTGGTCCAGGGCGTCCCCGTACGCGGCGGTACCCCCGGAGGCGGTCAGCCATCGGAGGCCGCCGGACACGATCGCACCGTCGAAGCCGAGGCGGCGGACCGCGATCGCCTGCCTGCGCATCGCCTCCATGTACGCATCCACCGACCCGGCCGGTCGGCCCCCGGCCAGGATGTCAGGGTCGCGGGCCAGGACGATCCCGTCGAGGGTCGGCTCGAGTGCCCACGGCCTGCCGTATGGGCCTGTCCGCAGAAGGATCGTGGAGAACAGGCCCTGCCACTCGTCTGCGGACATGAGATGCCACTGGCCCCCATCCGAAACCACGAGGTCACGAATGTACGACAAGTCGATCACGAAGCGCAGGCCGAGGTCAGCGGCCTCCGACACCTGCCGGTCCATGTTCACGTACTGGGACGGGTCATCCAAGTAGGCGGTGCCCCGCGACACCGGGTTCGCGATCTTGTGGTGCGTTGCCAGGAGGGCCCGGTAGTCGCCCGCGCCGGCGGGGACGCACACCGACCCCACCAGTCGGTCAACATGCTCGGTTCGCGCCGCCGAGGGAGAGAGAGTCGCCATCGCCTTGCCTTTCGTTCAGTCGGTTGCGCCCAGGGAGAACACCCTGAACCTGGTGCCGGGGTATACGCCGCCATCATAGTGCCAGAACGGATCCGTGCCGTAAGACCCCGTCGTCGTGTACGCGGCAGTGTGCGTGCCCGCCTCCACCTCCGTCTTCCACGTCAGGTGGTGCGTCATGAACGTCCGGTTGTACTGGAGCTCCGTCTGCCACTGCCCCATATTGTCAAGGAGGAAACCGAAGTAGTAGGAGCCGGACGCCTTGTTCTTCTCGTCCTCGGACCCGAAATCCGAGTGGACGATGGACACGCACACGTCCAAGCTGAACTCGATCAGCGACCTGACCGGCAGATTGAACGGCGTCTGCCCCCACCTGTGCGTCGTGTGGTCGCTCGTGGGCCGGCCCCGGCCGTTGGACTTGTCCCAGTGGTCAACGAGCAGGCCCGAGTACCCGGAGGCGGGCCGGATCACGAACCCGCCGGCGTCCCGGGACCCGTCCGCCGTGTACAGGACGCCGCCGATCAGGAACGCCGCCGGCGTGGACGACGTCACAACACCCGCTGGTGCGGACCTCAGCCGGGCCTGCGCTTCCGACAGGGACGCCACACGCATGAACGTGCCGACACTGTCGGCGAATCGCCCCCACGCGCCCAGCAAGTCGTCCTGGCCGGTCGGCACCACGGCCCCATTCCAACGGGTGGTAGACATGTCACTCCTCCACGAACGCCGCCGTTAACCGCGGCTTGTCGATCTTCACGTCGCCGCCGCCCGTGAACGTGCCGGGCGTGACAATCGCATACCTCCAGTGTAGGGTCCGCTTCCGGCGGAACGACAGGTGGCCACTCACGTTCAGCGACGCCGTCACGCCCGGCTCCAGGCACACAGACCCCGACAGGCCGTTGTCCCAGTCCTCATCCGGGGCGACCTGCATCTCAACCGTCACCCACTTGCCGTCCGACAGGCGGTTCTGGATGCGGCACTGGCCGGACGCCATGTACAGGCCCGGCCACTGCGCATACGGCAGGCCCTGCCCGTTGAGAACGAACCCCCACTGGCAGTCGTCCTCCCAGGTGATCGCGTCCCGCGGGCCGAGGTTCCCGGTCGCCCATCGCCAGTCCCTCCACGTGAGCGTTCGCCAGTAGGTTGCGGTGCCGGTGAACGCCCAGGGGGCCACCGACGACAGGAGGTGACGCTTCCGGACGGGGAACCCCTCTTGGCCGGCTTCCATGAAGCTCTTCCCCAGGTTCAGTCGGTCGTTCTCCGTGGGCGACCGGACGAGCAGGGACCCGGACTGGAGGCGCGCCTCGGTCGTGTCCATCTGCGCGGTCCAGTAGTACTTGAGCCGGCGGATCGCGAACTTGCTGCACTTGTAGCCGGGGTGGAACATGAGCGAAAACGTCCGCTGCGTGTCCGTCGGGGTGAGCTGGGGGAGGAGGACGCTCCGGTAGCCGGTTTGGAGGAATGCGTGGGAGGTGCGGCTCGCGCCGTGCCATACGTCGAGGCGCCACTCGTTGTTCGGGGAGTCCACCACGAACTCAATCTCAGGCTGCCCGCAGAACCCGTCGGGGTAGGTGATCGTCACCTCGACCGCCGACCAGAACGAGTCCTCAAGGTCGGTGGAGAACGACCCGACCCACTCCGTTTCCGTTGCGGACGTGAGCTTGATCTCCCCCTGGGAGGGCGTGCCAGTGTTGCGGATCACGGCCTTCCGTAGGTCAAACGTCTTGTTGTACCAGTCCGGGTAGCCGTCCCGCGCCTGGTACCCCTGGAGCTTCTTGTTACGGGACTCCGCGGACTCCGAGTACGACATCACAGACCCGCCTCGGACCGTGACGCCGGTCAGGTTGTTGCCGACCAGGTCACCGACGACGGCCCTCCCCGGGATCGTCGCGTTACCAGCGGTCAGCATCTCCGTGGTCACGGACCCGAACGCCGCCATCTTCGCCCACATTTCTTTGGACGCGTAGATGCAGTCCGCAGTCACAGACCCGGGGGCGAGGCGGGTCGTCCCAACCTGTTCGGTCAGGCTCAGCGAGTGCAGCTCCACCGTCGTCCCCGCCGCGGCGGTGATCGTCAGTTGCGTCGCCGCAACGCTCTTTGCGGGCTCCCACACCCACTCCCCCGTCTTCCACGCATCGTCCGTGTACGGCGGATTGCAGACCTCGGCGTCGGCGAGCTTGACCGTCAGGCCGCCTTTACTGCCGGCCGCGTACCGGTAGGCGAGGCGCAGCGTCCACCGTTTCCCTGCCGGCAGGGACAGCGCCTGCGTGAGCACGACCTGACCCGCGCCCGCCCGCATGCGGACGCCCTGTGGAGTGCCCCCCGGCGGGGCCGGGAGGTCGGACACGAACGCCGCGGTTGCGCCGCCGGCGGCGGCCAGGGACCATACATCCCGGCCGGTCAGCCCCGGGTCCTGGATCATGTTCTCCGGGTCCACTGTGACCGAGCTCGCAGTGAGAGCCTTGATGAACGCCTGGTCGGACAGTATGGTGTCGATCACGGCGCGGGGCATCTTCGCCCCACCAGTCACCATGAGCTTGCTCACAGACAGTCCGCCGATCTTCGCGTCAGTGATCGACGCGTCCGCGATCTGCGCCTCCCCGATCGCTGCCCTACCTATCTGCGCCGACGTGATCGTCTGCGGCGCCAGGGCACTCCCGGACACGGGCATCGGGGACCAGGCGGCCCCGTCCCACGTGTACTGAGAGGTCAGCTGCCCGCTCCCGTCCTGCACGAACCACACGGCCCCCTTCGGCTTTCCGGCCCCATCGCCGGCCGTCGGGGCGGCATGCGCCGCGGTCACCTGGCCGGCCAGGGTGGACGCCTTCGCGGACGCCGCATCCGCGGCCTGCCGGGCCCCCAGGGCGTCCGCTGTCGCCGCGTCCGCAGCCGACTTCGCCGTCGCAGCCTGGCGCTGCGCCTCATCCGCAGCCGACTTTGCTTTCGCCAGCTCGGTCGAGTTCGCCGCCACAGTCGCCTTCAGCGCGTCGTACTGGGCGGTCGCCGCCTGGGCCTTCGCCTGGGCCTGCGCCGCCGCAGACGCAGCAGAGTCGGCCGCAGACTTCACGGCAGCCGCTGACGCCTCGGCCCGCTTCGCCACCGTGTCCGCACTCTGGGCTTTCGTCGCCGCGTCCAGGGCTGCCGTCTTCGCGTCCTGGGCGAGCTTGTCCGCCGCGACTGCCAGCGTCTTCGCGGCCTCCGCAGCCTGTTTCGCCTCGTTCGCCGCAGCAAGGGCGGCAGCGTTGTCGCCGCTCTTCTTGACCGCGTCCAGGGCTGCCTGCGCCCTGTCCTTCGCCTCCTGGGCGGCCTGCTGGGCCGCACCCACACCCGACTGGGCCTGCTGGGCGGCCTTCTGCGCGTCGGCCACCTTCGACGACAGGTCGCTCGCAGCGCCCTCCAACGTGGTCGCTTTCGCCAGGGCTTTCTCCGCGTTCGCCTTCGCGTCCCGGGCGTCCCTGCCGGCGGCCTGCGCGTCCTTCGCCGCCGCGTCAGCCCGCCCCTCGACCTCCTTCGCAGCCTTCTGCGCCCTCACAGCATCGTCCATCGCACGCGCCAGCTCCCGCCCGGCCGGGCCTAGACGCTCCACCGACGTCTTCTCATCCCCCGGCTCGTCCTGCCCATCACTGATGGACAAGAGCGTCCCGTCGGAGTGCATCTTGACGATGACCGCGGCACCCTTCCACGTGTAAATGCCGGGCGTCTCCCCCACCAGGTAGTCGCGCGGCTCCTCGTACGGCATGCCGACACGCACCCACCCCTCAGGGAGAGTCGGGTCCGTGGAGGGCGTGTCAACAACCTGGGCGCGCACCCAGTGGACTGTCACGTCGGAGGCCGCCCTATCCTGAGCAGCCTCCCGCATATTCAGGTACAGACTGCCAGCGCTGGAGGGATCAACCATGGGGTCAGTATCTCATCACGACCGGCGAAGCTCCGCGCCGGTGATCGTCATCGGCTCGCCAGGCTTCATCAGGTCAAGGCTCATCGAGAGGATCGTGACGACACACCAATGCCCCGGCTTGTGCTCCACGGCGATGACATCGCCGATCTCCAGCCTCGGGTCGGGGGCCAGCTGGATCCTCCACGTGCGGGTCCTGTCCCTGCCGAACTTCGCCCAGTGGTTCGCCTCCTCAACGACCTTACTCCACGACTTGTCCGACGACAAGTCAGTATTCTTCGTCACACGTCCGTAGGTGCGGGGGTTGTACCAGCCGCCCCAGTACTGCATCCGCACCCAGAAGTCGAACGAGTAGTCCGTCTCCCAGCCGTCCTTCTTCGACCCGCCCTCGGGCCGCTTCCACGGCGTCCACAGGTACCGGCCCCAGTTGTAGGTCAGCCCCTCCTGATGCTCGAACTCCTGTCTCGGAAGAGAGGGGAACACCCTCTGCTTCTCCAGGAACCGGTTGTTGATCGCCATGTCAACCTCGGAGGTCTTCTCGTCGGTCTTCAGCGACTCCGTGTACCCCTTCCCCTGCACTAGAGAGAAGCTCCGCTTCCCGTTGCCCTTCGCGAGGACGTTGTACTGGTTCGGGATGCGCCCGGACGGGGCCTCCGCGGGGACGGCCGCCACAACGAATCCCGAGTCCCACGAGTAGTACTCGCCCGCGGCGGAACCCGGGGTGGGCAGCGGGTACGCCTCGATCTCGCCGCGCCAAGACATGCGCAGCCCGCAGCCCGCGGCTTTCGCGATCTCCATCATGGACACAAGGCGGTCGGTCGGCAGCTGCAACGTGGAGGGGATCTGGTAGCCGCCCCTGGACGCCGGCACGCGCACCCCAGTCGTCTCCCAGTTCGGGTTCAGCCGCTGCATCTCCGTCCGCAGCGTCCCCCCCAAGTTCGGGGAATGGGGCCACGGCAGCGGATTCTCGACCAGGTCGTGCAGCAGATCCTTCGCGGTCACCGGCGACGACTCCGGGGTCTGCGACGGCTCCACGATCCGAAAATGTCCGTACGGGAACTCCCACGAGTGGCCCTCCTCATCGGACAGGACCACGGCCGGGCATGCCTTCTGCCCGTACGCCGCGTAGTATGCGCCTTCCCACTGGGGGGCCCATTCGTTCGGCACACTGACGCGCAGCTGGGCCGGTGCGGACGCTGTCGTCCCCGAGTGGGTGAGCTCCCCCCAGTCGAGGGAGCAACCCGAACAGGGGACGTCGCGCACCCACTCCGTCCCGTACTTGATGTCCATGCGCATGCTCCACCGGAGCGGGCGGGACAGCTCCTCCAGAGTCGGCCCGGGGCGCATCAGTCGTCCCCCGGCATGCCGGCGAGGAGGCGGCACACGTCGTCGTAGGTGCGGGTCGCCAGCGACTTCCCGGCGTTTGCCTGGTCGTCGGACACGGACAGGCCTCCGAACTCGATCGGCCCCTCCTGCTCGTTGACGATCGCTGGCGTGGCGTACGGGCGTGCCGCGGGGATGGGGATCCCGGACGCGACCAGCTTGTACCAGCCCGCCGGATCCGGCGCAGCGTCACGGGTCATTACCCCGGCGGAAAAGTTCCTGTCGGCGGCGTCCGTAGGCCCGTCAGCGACTACAAGCTGCAAGTGGACGCGGCCCACGTCCAAGGCGGCACCGCCGCGGCCCCGCACCCACACGGTCCCCGTCATCGTGTGCCCCCCCACAGCCTGCCGGAACCCGTACTTCCCGAGCTGTGCATGGATGTTGCGGCCCCGGGCCCACCGGACCGGGCGGCCGTCTGGCGTCGTGCCGGCAGCATCAGAGCCGATGATCGTGTCGTCTGCCCCGCCTGGGGCGCCCCACCAGTAGGAGAGGCCCGCGTCGGGGATCCTCCCTGCCGCCCAGTCGGCCTCGAACTGCACCCACTCGCCCCACGTGACACACGGCACGCCCGTATCCTCGTTGCGGCCATGCAGGATCTTCGGGTCCCGCTCCGTCACCGTCAGCGTCCACTCCGCCGTCCCGCGCAGCCGGGACTCCGTCTGCTCGGCCTTCGCCTTCGACACGGCCACCACGCGCACCGGGTCCACCGTGCACCCAGGGATCGTGCACGCGTCCTGGTCATGGCATACCACCAGGTAGCGGGCCTGCTCGCACATCGCCCGCAGCGTACGGAAGTCCTCCGCCGTCCGCGTGCGACACTCCAACGTCGTCGCCCGCGGCTTTGCCGCGGCGGCCCACCGGTCCATCACCCCGGTCGTGGACTCGATCGTCGTCAGCCCCGCGTCGTACTCCACCGCGCCCGCGGACACGAGCTGCACGCGGGCCAGCGTGTGCCCGTCCGCCGTGCTGATGATGTCCGACCCGACCGACCTGCGGACCAGGGTCACCGGCGGCGACCCCCACTGCTCGTACGTCGTCGGCACGCCGATCGGCGCCAGCGGGTCACTGACAGCGTCCCCCCGCGGCCGCCACACGAGCAGCCGCTTCCGGTCGCCGTCGCGCACATACACTGGGTACGAGTACACGCCCTCCGGCGCGGGCACCGGCCGCACTGACAACATGCCCGTATGCTTCGCCGTGAACCCCTTCAGCGTCCTAGCCATCGGTCACCTGCTCATCCTGTACGCGGTCACAGTGGACGCATCCGCGATCGTCCGCATCCTCGACGTCAGGGTAGTCTGCCCATCCACGGTCAGCTCCACGTTGACGCCATCCAAGGCCTTGCGTAGCATGCGGGGAGTCACCTGGTTCCCGGCCCCCAGGGCAGACGTCCCGGACGTGATCGCCCCGCCATCCGCGTACCTGCCCGGGTCTGTGAACCCGCCGATGATCCCCTCGCGGATCATCCTCCGCAGTCGGTACGCGCCCTGCTGGCCGCCCAAGGCCGCAACCTCGGCGGCCGTGAGCACATGCTCCCCGTGGGACAGGAGAGCCGGGACGCGGTCCTCCCGAGGGCCGCCGGGGCCGTACACTGCGCCGCCGGGGCGGCCACCACCAGCCAACCGGGACACGCCCCCACCATCCGCGTACGCGGACACGGCCCCACCATCAGCGAAAATGCCAAACCCGAACGGGTTCTGGATCAATCGCCGACCATACTCCTCGAAGAACTGTTTAATCTTCACGGTGACAGAGACGGTCTTGGACTGAATCTGATCCATGTTGAACTTCACAGTCCGCAACTTGCCGGACGCCTCATCCTTGCCGGAGATCGTCACCTCACCGGTCGTGTCGTCGATCTGAGTCTTGACCGTGTCCTTCTCCCACCGAGCGCCCGTCGCGTCACCCAGGATAGAAACGGTTCCGTCGGCGTTGTCGATGGTTTGCACCGTAGACTGGAGACCCTCGAGCCCGCGGTCGTTGTTCGCGTCGATCTCCACATACCCGGTCGTCCCGTTGATCGAGTCGGCGGTCACAGCCAGCGAGTAGTCAACCTTCGACGTGTCCCCGTCCACCGAGATATACCCGGTCATCCCCTCGATCTTCGCCTTCGCGCCGTCCGCGTTCTCCAATGCCGGCTGCGTGTCCGCGGTCACCTCTGTCGAAACCTTCTCGGGGATCAGACCGTACGAGTCGGCCAGCTGGGTCGCCTCATCCTCGGTCATCCCCATCGCCTCGGCGGCCTGAATGAACGCGTCGCGGCCGGTCTGCATCTTCGTCTGCAACGCGTCCTGCGTCTCCCCAGCGGCAGCGCCGGCCTGCACCTGCGCCAGAGTCGCAGACGCCAGATCGTTCAGCGCAGACTGGTTCTTCCGCCCCGCCTCCGTCGTAATATCCAGGTTCTGGCCGTTCTCCGCGATCGCGTCGTTGACGTTCTTCAGCGCCTCCTGGTACTTGATGTCCGCGTTGGACGCCCCGATCGCAGCCTCACCGAAATCATGGATGGCCTTCACGACCTCCTCGATGCTCGGGGCCGCCTGGTCCGACCCCTCCTTCGCCTTCCGGATCGCCTGGTCCAGCCGGTCCGTGCTGTCCGCGGACTGGTTCGCGTTCGGATCGATCTGCCCCAACGCCAGAGCCAGACGCGTAGAGTCGTCCGCCGTCAGCCCCATCTGATTCGCGACCGCGTCCAAGTGGGCCTTGAACTCGGGCATGTCATTGATCAGGTCGATCATGCTGCGCCGCGACCCGTCCGTCAGTTCATCGGACAGCTTTTTGAACTGGGCGGTGGCCTCATCCGTAGACATGCTGGCGAGCGCCTTGCCGGTGGACTCCAGCGTGTCCTTCAGCTGCTGCACCTCAGACCGCGTGTCCGCCCCGAACGCCGCGGTGATCCCGTCGAGGAAGTGGGCGGTCCCCATCTCCAGGCCGGCCCACGTGGACGGGCGGCTGATGTCAGCGAGCATCACACCGAACTCGTCCGCCGACTTCGAAGCGGTGTCGAAGTGCAACTGGTCCAGGGCACTACCGCCATTCTTCAGGGCGGACGCCATCTCGTCCACGGACACCGCCGCGTCCGACGTCTTGTTGCCGTACTCACTGATGCCCGCGATCAGGGCCCCCATGGCCAGCATCCGGCCGGCCCGAGCCATCGCGCCCGTGCCCGTCGCCAGGTTCTTAATGCCGGCGACAGCGTTGCCCGACGTCCACCCGAGGGTGTTCATCGCGTCACGGATCTCGATGATTTTCGGGGCGAGCACCATCATCCCGCCGACCGCAGTCAGCGCAGCGCCGCCCACAGCCGTGATACCGAGCACAGCGGTCTGCGCCCCAGGGGACAAGTCGCCCAGCTTGTCCACCACCGACGTGATCGTCTGCACCACCGACCGGAGCGGCCCCTCAGACGACGCGCCGATCTTGATCATCGCGGTCTCCCACGACCCGCCCAACTTCTCCAGGTCACCCTTCAGGTTGTCCTGCTTCAGGCGGGCAGTCTCCGCAGCGTAGCCGGCATCGTTGACCTTGTCAATCCAGTCCTGGATGCCCTCGCCACCCTCGCTGTAGAGCACGTTCGCGGCACGGATGGCGTCCGACCCGAAGATCGTCGCCATCGCCTGGTTCCGCTGCTCCTCCGACAGGCCGGACAGGCCGTCCTTCAGCTGCTGGGCGGTCGCAGTGATGCCGATGAAGCTGCCGTTGGCGTCGTAGACGTTCAGGCCGATGTCCTTCATCGCGTTCGCGGCCTTCGTCGAAGGGTTCTGAAGGCGCTGGAGCATTGTCTTGAAGGAGGTGCCAGCGTCGGAACCGATCAGCCCGGCGGACGCGAACGCCCCCAAGGCGCCGGTCGTGTCCTCGATGCTGAGGCCCATCTGGCTGGCGACCAGGCCTGACTGCTTCAGCGCGTACGCCAGGTCATGGACGCCGCCCTGGGCTTTGCCGGCCCCCGCAGCAAGTAGGTCTGCGACGTGCGTCACCTGGTCCCCGCCCAGACCGAACTGCGTCATCGCCGTGGCCGCGGTCTCTGCGGCCTCCGCGACGGATACCTCGCCCGCAGCCGCCAAGTCCAGCGCCCCGGTCAGGCCGCCATGAAGAATGTCACTGGTAGAAACGCCGGCCTTGGCGAGCTCCTCGATGCCGGCGGCGGCCTCAGTCGCGGAGAACGCAGTGTCCGCACCCGCCTGGATCGCAGCCTCCCGCAGCTGCGACATCTCATCGCCGGACGCGTGCGTCGCAGCCTGCACGCTAGACATTGCGGCATCGAAGTCCGCGGCGGTCTTCGCCGCACTACCGGCGAACCCGAGCAACCCCGCACCCACGCCAGCGACCGCGGTACCGACCGTCGTCCAGGCCGCCCCGTTCTGACGGGCCGAGTCAGCCAAGCCGGCCAGACCCGACTTCCCCTGCGCGGACGCCTGATTCATCTGAGAAGCGGCCTGCTGGGCAGCGTCCCCGGCCGACCTCATCGCATCCTGGGTGCTCTTCGTAGCGTCGGACGCCTCACGCATCCCCGACTTCACACCGGACGCGTCAGCCGTAAGCTTCACCAGGACGGTTCTATCGGCCAAGATACGACCCCTCTCCTACTACTGGTAACGAGTTTACAGTCTCACTCAGCCTCGCTGGAGTCCACGACGTACACGAGCGACCCTTCCCGCGGCGGGGAGATCAGGTCCCCCGACTTGTTCCGCTCACTGTGATCCTTCTCCCACCGCTCCTTCGCGGACTTCGCGTAGCAGGCTGTCTCCCGGGCCTCGACCCAGCCCTCCATCGTGTCATCCCACGCCTGGTCGCGGGGAAACCCGCACCCACACGGGCACAACGACTGCTGGTAGGCGGACCATGCCTCCGCGAGCACGTAGTCCTGGTCCAGCCACTCCGACGAGCGGCGGATCAGGCCGGTCGGCGGGCGCCCCCACTCCAAGGCCCGCTTCACGAGCTGCGACAGCCAGCGTCCCGACGGGGCCCTCAGGACGCGGACGAGAAAGGGGCTGTGATGGTCGGTTCCACGGTGTCCACCTTCCGGATGCACCGGGACAGCTTCTCCACCTGCTGGGAGGACGCGGCGTACAGGGCCTCGACGTCCTCCCCGGTGACACCCTCGGGCTCGATGACGTGTGCGGCGATGAACGCGCACTCCATCTCGTGGGTGACAGTCTCGCCTTTCTTGTGGCCGAGCTCCTCGAGCAGCTGCTTCTGACGGTGCACGTCCATTGTCTGCACGACGAACTCGACGCCGGACTCCTTAAGGGTGGCGAGCGCCTGCTCGGCCTCCGCGAGGATCTCTCGTTTCCGACCCTCCGGGATTCCCGGAAGGTTGGCCTCCTCGTTCAGTCGGTCGATAGTCGCCATCAGGTCGGTGCGCCCGTACAGGATGCACGCCTTCCGGGTCGGCTGGAACCCGGCGATCCACGACGCCAGGTCAAACTTCTCCGGCTCGGTAGCGCCGGCGGGGGTCGCGTCACGGAAATCATCGGCCATCGCGGGGGTCCTCACTCTAGACGTTGAAGGGGCCCGGGACTGCCGTAGTCCCGGGCCCCGGTTACGGGGATGAGTCTATCAGGCGCCCGCAGTGTACGGCACGCCGGCACTGTTGCCCTTACGCGTGTACACGATGAAGTTGCCGGTGACGACCCCCTGCGGGAGGACTGCGGCGATCGAAGTCGGCGACAGCGTCTTGAACGAAGCCACGTCCGCCTCCTTCGGACCCGCGATGGTGCAGGTGACGCGGGTGACGTTCACGAAGTTCGTGCCCGTGATGATGACCGTGTCACCAGCCTTCTTGCCGGACGGCTCGATCTTCGTCACGGTGGGCTTCGACGCGGCAGTGCCCGCCCCCAGGGTGATCTCGTTCTCCAGGGCATCCGAGATGAACAGGCTGACGGTGCGCTTCGTGTACGTGGTCCTGTCGTCCGGCTTCTGCGGCTGACCGGGCGCCACGTGATACCAGTCCACGTCGTCGCCGTCCACGAACGGCATGTCAGGCTTCTTACCCTCACGCTCGTACAGCTCGAACTCGCGGCCAGTCTTCGACAGGAGCTCCCAGACGCGGTTGTCACCACCCGCGACCTTCTGGCCGTCCTCGTCGAAGAACCAGTAGACACTGACCTGTCCCTCATACTCAGCCGGGCCGGGGACGGTGCCCTTACCCGCCGCGCCCAGGACGGGCTCCTCAACACTGGTGCTACCCTTCGAGCCGAGCTTGTAGTCCGACTTCATGACGGACATCTCGAAGTGCAGGCCCTTGTTGAGTTCCGCCACGGTCGGCCGCTTCCTGTCGGCGACCGGGGCGTCGTCAATGCCGAGGGCGACCAGGGTGATGCGCCCGTCGCCGAGGGTCCGGATGGAGCCAGCCATGAGGCTCTCCTCTCTGCCGACCACCCGGCCGGCGTCGTACATGTACCAGTGCAGTGTATCTCAGTGGAAGTGGCGGACGGCGCGGACCCGCCACATGTCTACGCCGTAGAACGGGTGCCCCACCTCGGGGATCGTGACCTGGTCGTCGCGGAGCAGGCCGGAGCAGTACTCCAGGCGGAGCGGCTCGCAGTAGTTGCTGCCGGTCTGCAACTGCTGCCCCTCCAGGCCGCGGCGGACATCGTCTACGACGGTGAGGAGCCGGTCGGCGGTCGCAGCGACCATGGTGATCGGCTGGAGGTAGGACAGTTCGCGGAGCTCCCCGTCGAGGCACTCACCGACGCCCATGTTGATCGGAGGGAGCTTGACGAGGACATACGGTGTCGGCGGCCGCTCCACGGTGACCTCCCCGAGGTATACCTCATAGCGGAGGTTCTCCTGACAGAGCCGCTCCATCGCGGACACGAACGGCGCCATGCGGATCATGTCAGGCTCCTCACAATCTCGTCGAGAGTGTCACCGATCTCATCCAGGACGTGCTGGTCCATGAACTCGACAGGATGCGGCATACCCCCACCGCCCTTGGACGTGCCCCAGATCGTGATGTTGGCGAGCGCGCCGCGCGGCTTCTCGGGGCCGAACTCGGCCTCCACGACCGCGTCGGACCCGCGAGTGCTGAACGTGTACGTGGAACCAACCGCCCGGAACCCCTTGTCCGGGTGCTGCTGATACGCCTCCCGGGCGCGCCCCTTCGCCTGCTCGAGGGCGTTCTGCACGCCGACCCGGACGGCAGCGGTCCGCTCCCCGGCGTCCGTGAAGGACTGGGCGAGCTGGGCGAGCTGGGTCGTGTCCCACGAGGCCATCAGGCGGTCACCGCGTCCACGAGCATGCGGCGGGCTGTCGCGTGCGTCTGGTTGATCAGGCCGCGAACTCGGAACGGATACCGCCACCCGGTGACAGTGATCACGTCGTTGATCTTCGGGGAGTAGCTGGCGCCCCACGGGATGTGCGCCTCCGTCTGCTGCACCGTGTACGTGTGCCCGCCATTCGTCTGGTCGGACCCGTACATCGTCTGCTGACGGAGCCGGCACCTCCCCTCGTAGACGCGTTCCGTGGTCGGCTCGTCATGCCCGGTCTGCGGATTCCAGTTGTAGGACCCGGTGGGGCGGTCGATGACGCACGTGTCAGTCATCAGCCACTCCGCGCGCCGGCGCCTCGCGTGCGGGCGGCTCACGGCGAGTTCCTCCGCACGTACTCCACCCAACCGTCGTCAGCGCACACGGGGGGCCACACGTCACGCTCGGTCCGCATGATCCCGATGCCCCGCGGCCTGGACGCGTCCGCGTACAGGGCTAGACTGCGCTTCTCCGTCGGAGTCAAGTACAGGCCATCCTCCGGGACTGGGCGGCCGCCGCCCATCCAGTCGTCGAGCCTCTCGTAGTTCCACGACTCTGGGTTCGTGTACCCGCGGGCAGCGCAGGACAGGACGATCTGCTGGACGCCGTCCGGCACGTCCGCCGGCGTCCAGGGGTGGGAGATCCGGCCGGCCTCCTCGATAACGATGGTGGAGGCCCGCCTGAGCAGCATCTTCGCCCTACTGACGTCGCCCTCCTCGGTGATCGGCTCACCGAGCCAGTCAGAGAGGAGGGCGACCGGGGCGAGCGGCTCACTCGCCATGGGCTGTCAGCCGATCTGCACGGCGATGGCGCGGGCGGCGTCCATCACAGCGAAGCCGACGTAGGCGTCCACGACAGCGCGGTCCTCAGTGTGGTCCGGGTCGTAGTCGCAGATGAGGCGCAGGGCGAAGCCGTCGTCCGCGCGGGCAGCGCCGAAGCTGGCGCCGAGCGGAACGTCAGCGGCGCGCATCGCCATGGTAAAAGCATCGCGGTGGTAGGCGATAGCCTTCGCCTCGGGGAGGCGCGGGTCCTCCACGACGGTCATGCCGAACAGCTTGCCGAGAGTCGCCTCACGCAGAGCGTCGCCGCTGTCGGCGGAGAAGGCTGCGTTGAGGATGTCCTTGTTGGACTGGATGATCTCGCCGACGGCGGGGCCGACAGCGAGGTACCGGTCACCGAACGGGACCTCGTTCTTGTTGAGGACGCGGCGGAGGCGGGACAGGACCGCGAACAGGTTGGACCCGTCAGCCTTGATCTTGGTGGCCTTCGCGTCGCTGGTGGTGACGAGGGTCGCACTCGGGTTGGCGTCCTGGGGCGCCTGGATCGTGTCCATGAGGGCGGCGATCTTCTTCGGCAGGGCGTCAACGACGGCCTCTGCCTCGGGCTTGGCGACCTCGGTCTCGAAGTCCTGGAGGGTCCAGGTCTGCCAGTCACTGGGGAGGCGGGCGGCGGAGTAGACCTGGGTGTCGAGGTTGACGGGCACGTACTTGCGGGTCAGGTCGTTGTAGGTGATCGCAGTGCGCGCGTCTCGCTGGCCCTTGTCGAGCTCGTTGGCGGTCGCCTTGACGGGGAGGGGCACGTTGACGGTGGTGCCGTAGCCGGCCTCGTAGGCGGACTCGGCGTCCCGGTTGATGGTCCTGGGGAGGACGCTGAGGTAGCGGAGCGCGGCGACGGTGGACTGGGCCACCTTGACCGCGGGGGTCTGGAAGTTAGCCATCGACTGTACCTTTCAGTTGGTCACTTGCGGAAGAGGCGGGCGCCGATGGCGTCCAGGTTACTGTCGTCGCTGGTGGCGGCGTGCGGCGTGGGCTCGTTGCGGGTGAGCGGGTTGGGCTGGCCGGCGATGTAGCCCTTGAGCTCGGTCGCGGCGGATTCCATCTGCTCGGGGGCGACGGCAGCGAGGAACCTGGCGAGTGCGGCAGGGAGCCCGGCCTTGGCGGCGGCTGCGACGGCTGCCTGCTTGGCCTGCGCGTCGGCGAGGGCTTTCTCGGCGGCCTCGGCCCGAGCGAGGGCGGCCGTCAGCGGGTCCTCGGCGGGCTCAGCCGATTCGGCGGGCTCAGCCGATTCGGCGGGCTCAGCCGGCGCGGCGGGCTCAGCCGGCGCGGCCGGCTCAGCGGCGCGGTCAGCGGAGACAGCATCGCCGTCATCCTTGTTCTCGTTCTTTTTCATCCCGTCTCCGTCCTGAGGTTGGGGCGCTACTCACGCGGACAGTGTATCGCCTCACCCGGTCACGCCGTCCGTGAACAGGGAGGGGGACTGCCGCCTCATCGCCATCATGATCTCACGCTGCCGCTCCTTCCCAGACAGGTTCTGCGGGACACTCTTGGCGGCAGCCTCGTAGGCGTCGCAGATCTCCTCCTCGTGGGGAGTGGCCTGCCCACTGCGCCAGGCTTTCGGGGTCTGGTCACTGATCTCGTAGGTGCAGTCGCAGTGCGGGTGCGCCTGAAAAGCTGCGGTCTCGGGGGTGTAGACGGGCCCGCGGGCGGCAAGCATGGAGCAGAACGCGCAGGTCTTGCCGACGATGACGCGGCGCGCGCGGAGGCGGGACTTGCGTGCGGAGCGGATGACGGAGAGCCGGTCCCGGTCGTAGGCGGCCTTGGCGGCGCCGGCGCGGACTCGCCGCCGTGCGAGGGCGAGGGCCTCCTGTTCGCTGGCGCCCTGCCGGATGGCGACACGCCGCGTCACCGGCCCCGAAAGAGTGAGCATCTTCACTTCGCGGGCCTCCATGGCGGTGCCCGTAAGGTCCTGCACGATATGCAGCCCCGACGCGGACCGATACCGCCCCAGGTAGCCACCAGTCTCCGCGTCCACCACGGCTGCCGCCCGCCTCTGCCGGCGCAGAGCGGCTTCCATGAACGCCTCCTCGCCGGCACCGCCACCCTCGAGGAGACTCACGTCGCCGGCCGCGGCCTCCCCGATCGCAGCAGCCAGAGGGCGCATCGCCCGCTGATGCTGCCGAGTGACCGCGGCCGCACCCCACGACAGAGCCATCTCAGTCCTTCAGCGGATTGTCAGAACCTTCGCCCGCCTGCGGCGCCAAGGCCCGCGCATACTGAGTCAGCGCGTCCGGGTGCGCCTGCGCCCAGGAGCGCCACTCCTCAGCCTCCTGCGGCGACACGCCGGGGATCCGCTGCCACAACAGCTCCGGCGGTACACCCAGCGACTGGGACAACTTCCCGAGGGCGTCCGCGGCCTGCGACAGAGACCGGGCCTCCGTGTCACGCCAGTCGATGCGCAACGCATAGTCGCCAGCCAGGTCCATGCGCCCGGCCTGCGCCTGAGCGAGCCGCAGAAGCGAGGCGATACTCCTCCCGAACGCCCGTTGCAGTGCCTGCACGTGCCCCCGCTCCGCGGACTTGGCCTCAGCGAGGGCGTCCGCGGACAGGTTCACGAGCTGCGACGACGACAGGGACCACGCTGGCACTGACGCCAGAGCAGCCAGGTTAGTCAGGTCCCCCCGCTCCGCGTCGAGGATGGACGACATGGTCGTCTCCGGCAGGGAACCGAACTCGACGCCATCACCGCCGGTGAGGATGTCGCCGTGGGCGAGGAGGGCCTTCTGCTGCTCCCGCTGGGACGCGTCCCCCGGGTCGTCGAGCCCTGTGGCAGTGCGCACTCGCCACGAGTTGGAGTGCTGGATGCTGAGCCTGTCGTTGACGGTTTTCACGTAGCGGCGGGCGGCGGGGCGCAGGCGGTCAATGAGGGACGCGCACCGGCCGCTCAAGTCCGCGTACGGGGCGAACCGAACCACAGGGCACACGCCGGCCGGATGAGAGACGGTCACCTCCTCAGAGGCGGTGTCGGTCGCCTCCGTGTCAGTGAGATACAGCCAGGGGGCGCCGTCGTCGCGCAGGAGGGCCGCCGCTACGGGCCACTCCGCGGTCGGGTCCCCGCCCCAGTCGAGGGCGATCAGGGAGGAGGGGAGCAGCAGGATGCGAGGCTGTGGGGCACCGGGCAGGACGACCGCGTAGGAGGCGCCATCGATGATCGCCTCACGGTAGAGGGCGGTCTGGCGTGTCGGCAGGCCGGCATACTCCCACGGCTCCCACATGGTGCGCAGGGCCTCCTGGTCGCCGGCGGGCTCGGCATCGCCGGTCAGGCCGGACCGGGACACGCCGTCGCAGATCAGGGAGCGGGAGAGCGCGTCTACGAGGAGGTTCAGGACGGGACTGACACTGAGTTGACGGAGCCGCCGTTTCTGCTGGTCGCGGCTGCCTCCATCGACCTCCATGAGCCCGAGCACCTTGGTCTCGGAGTCGGCGAGAGGCTCCACGTCGGCGCGCCGCTGCGCGCACAGGGTGCGCTCTGTGGAGTGCTCGTCCGCGAGCCGCTCCCACGGCTTGTCCTTAGTCACCATATGAGGCCCCTCGATCTGCTAGTGCGGCGGTTCCTGTACTCGGCTCTCATCATACGGGCACCTACCATGCATACGGCGAGGTCAACCTTCTTGCGGGACTCGCGGTGCTCCTTGGATATCGACACGCCATATTTGGTGGGATATCTTACACAGTGGAGGATGTGGGCGCGGAGCCTCGCATCCCCATCGTGTACGAGCTGCCCCTCCAGCACCTCCGTCGTGACAGCCTGCACAGCCCGCACGAACGCCTTGTGGTGCACCGGATTCGACATATCCCAGTTCACAGAGTGCTCCCGGGACGCCCGCAACGCCAGGCGACGCCCGTAGTCCCGGTGCCACCCATCCACGATCTCATCCCAGAACCTCTCCATCGTCACATCGTCCAACGCGTGCGACGGGTCGGCCCAGAGGCCGACCACACGGTGGTGCTCCACGAAGTCGCGGACAGTCGCGTCTGCCTGCTCGCGGGGCGCAACCCAGCCGTGAGCCCGGGCGTCCGGTGGCCGCTGCCACAGCCCAACGACGAACGGCGCACCGTCGCTGACGCGCACAGCAACGCACGCCGTCGCGTCATCCGACTTACCCCCATCGAAGAACACACAGCACTCGTCGCCCGGGTCCAGCTCGGGCAGCTCAGGGTCGCAGCAGGCGTCCCACTCCTGTCGCGTCAGCCATGCCGTCTCCGCGGCAACCACCTGGTTGTACCACTTCCGGCGCGCCTCCGACGGCGGAGTGGACGGGTCCATGATGTCCTGCACGACACGGGACGGCGTCAGCCAGATCGCGTCGCCGCGGACGGCCTCCACTACACGGGGCGCCTCCTCGGCGGACAGGACGGCCTGCGCGGACGCCTCCAGCGAGTCGTACATGATGCCCGCCGCAGCGTCCTTCCCCTGCTCGTGTCCCTCGCGGACCGTCAGCCCGACGGACTCCTCGCCGGACCGTGCGGCGTTGCACAGGTGAAGAATTCGGGCCTGCCGCTCCGGAGGTGACTTCGCCGCGTCACCGCGCACAACACCCATCATCTCCACCCCGGAGTTGGACCGCGTCCAGTTCTGCGTCTCGGTGCACACGGTCAGCGTTGCCCGGGACCCCTCTGCCGCGTGCGGGTTGGACGTGATCGGGATGATCACCCCCGGGGAGCCGTCTCGGCGAGTCACCCCGCCCGTGCCGATATGCAGCGAGTACTCGGAACGCATCTCCGGGGTCACCAGGGATGGGATGTTTCCCATCGTGGTGCGCGTCTGCTCCTGGCTGACAGCGAGGAGACGGATCCACGGGTCCCGCTCGGGGCGCCCATGCCACGTGTCCCCGCCATCGCCAGACTCGGGGACAGACGGCCCCAGGAGCGCAACCAGCGCCAGGACGGCAGCGAGCGGGTCCTTCCCCCACCCCTTGCACCGCTGGAGCACCACGGTAGGCGTCAGGAACCGGCCGTCGGGGCCGATAGCGTAATACCAGGCCAGGAACCTCGCCTGCTCAGCCGTGAACCGCCACGGCCCACCATCCGGGCCCCGCAGGTGTGACGAAGCCCACACCATGGCGTCCAGGGCGATCGTCCGCTCAGGAAGAAACCACCCTCCCCCATCCGCACGTGCCCACGTGGGGCCCACCACGTCCACCGGCGCGCCCGCAGGCACCGGAGAACCGGACTCAAGCAGTCGCTCGTAGTAGCCGCGGATCGCGCGCTCCTCCTCACCAGCCACGGAGACCAGGGCCGGCCCTCGACGGCGACCCATCAGCCGACCTGCCCCCACCGGGCGACCGCCGCGGTCCGAGCATGCTCGCTCCGGGCAGCATCCTGACGCCCGTCAGCCTCGTCATCCGGCAGAGCCAGGCGAGCCAACAGCGACGTCATCGCCACACGATGCTGACGCACCTCCGACAGAAGCGGGTGCGCCCGCACCTGCCCCGTAGACCCATCAGTCACAAGATCCGCCGCCTTCAGCGCCGCCTCAATCTTGTCCACCAACGTTGCCTCGCGGCACGCATCCTCGAGAATCCGCAACTCATCCGGGCGGAGCTCCCACCGCTCGGTCACCCCCGACCACAGGGCGCGCGCGCTCGCAGACAGGCGAGCCGGGGGTTTCGAGGTCATGCCCCGATTATATGGGGAACCGCCCCGGGAGGACTTCATGGTCAACTCCCGGGGCGGCGGAACCCCCAACGGCTCCAGTGTAGCAGCGTCAGGCCGCGTGCTTGCCCTTCGCCAGGTCAACGCCACCCGGCGTGACGAGGCCAGCCCAGTCCAGAACCGAGACGCCGTTGATCTTGGTGGCCTTCAGAATGTTGAAGGCGCCCAGAACAAGGCCAGCAACGGCCAGGACGTGGTTGGTGACCGCCTCGATGCCAGCCGGGTAGGCGCCGGCCAAGTACGTGCCCACGGCGATCACCGCCACGGCGACCAGGGTCAGGGCGCGCCGCCGGCCGGGAGTCCACCACGGCTTATCCAGGGCCGCCTGCACGAGCGGCCAGCCGATCGCAGCGACCGCAGTCAGAGTAGCGGACTGGTCAGGAGTCAGATGCATCAGAGTCATCCTTTCGGTTCGGGAGGAGCGCCGCCCACCACGCAGGCGGCAGAGAAGAAACCAGGGGCGACCAGGTCACGCCTGCGGCGCCTCACCGGCGAGCTTCTTCTCGATCGCAGCCAGAGACTTCCTAGTCTCCTTCACCGCATTGAACAGCTCACCATCGAACTTCACGCCGGCGATCCCCGGGGTGACAGCGTCCGAGATCACCTGCACCTTCTGGTTCAGGGCGCGCAGCTCGTCACGGATCGCACCCGAGTACCACGCCATGTCACCCGCGTAGTGGCTGCCCTCCTTCCCAGCGCGCAGCGAGTCACGAATCTCTGTGAGCAGCTCCACAGCACCAGCCATGTTCAGATCATCCTCTCCGCCGCCCGCGGGGCGGCCGTAGTTGTACCAGGATCGACAGTAGTCGCTGAAGCGGACGCCGTACTCCTCGTAGGAGCCGTAGGCGGACCCGCTGTTGAACCTCGAGCCGACGCGGCGGAGGCTCTCATAGTCGTCGCCCTCCGACGCGATCAGGTCGCGGAGGATGCCACAGGCCACCTCGGAGGAGGCCTGTGGGTCCCACCACGCCCGGTCGGGGTCGTTGAGGAAGTAGCCGGGGTAAGTGACCTGGAGCGGGCCAACCCCGTTGGACGTGGCGCCCGCGCTGATCTGCGCGTAGAAGTCGCGGAACTTCTCCTCCGTGACCTCCCCGCCGCCGCAGTAGGCGCCACCCGCGTCGTGGCCGAAGATGTTCGCCCCGTACTCGCCGGTCTCCATCCACAGGCAGGCCAGTGCGGCCCACCACGGGCAGCCGACCGCGTCCGCGGCGGCCAGAACGGCCCGCTGGATCGCGGACGTCTCATAGCCGGAAGCCGCGGTGGAGCCGCCCCCGGAGGAGCCGTCCTCGTAGAGGCGCAGGCAGTGAGTCCAATGGGCCCCCGTCGTGTACGGGTGACCCTCATAAGGGCCGACGCGGGTTTCTCCGCCGGTCTGGTCGCCGACGTAGCCGTCAGTGGAGCCGTCCTCTGCGATCCACGCCTCTGCGAGGCCGTCCTGCACGACCATGGCGACATGGCCCATGCCGCCGGACGCGGCCTCAGACAGGATCACGTCACCGACCTGGAGGCCGCCCGACGGGTACAGGTCGTTGTCGCCCCAGGGGACCTCGGCCCAGCCGCGGGCGGTGAGCTCCTCCCGCTGAGACCCGGTCCAGGACGAAGGAGGAAGCATCCGCGGGTCGTCCCACGAGTAGCCGGCGGCGTGGAGGCCGTAGTTGATGGCACCGCGGACCATGCTGGAGCAGTCCATGTTGGCGTCTGCGTAGAGCCATCCGTCCTCGTTGCTGCGCTCGTAGGCCATGAGCCGGTCGGGTTGGCTGTAGCCGACGCTGTAGGCGCCACCCTGTGGCTTGCCTGGGCCGGCTTGGCACCAGTAGCGGGCTTGCGCCGCAGCGACGCTGTTCACGCCCATATGAGCCCCTCTCTGCCCCGTCTGCCGGGGCGTCGTCTCGTTGCGATCTCAAGGTAACACGGCAGGCCGCGTGGCGGCGGTCACTCTAAAAACGTGGGAGGCTGAGCATCCCACTGCGGAGTTGCTTCGATGAGGCATTTACCTACGTAAAGTAAAAATATGAATGATTTAAATTAGAGT